ATTACCTACTGAATAAGGACGTTAACTTCATCCGCGAAGCGTTTCCGTATCCGGCGACCACTGGCAAGCCCACCCACTATGCCATGTTCGATCAGAATTCATACATCTTAGGTCCTACGCCGGATTCCAATTACTTGGTGGAACTCCATTATTTTTACTATCCGCCGTCTATCGTTGAAGCGGGTACATCATGGCTGGGCGACAACTTTGATTCTGTTCTTCTCTACGGCTCGCTTCTGGAAGCGGGGGCTTTCATGAAGTCCGAAGCCGATACTATGAGCGTCTACCAAAAGCGGTATGATGAAGCCTTAGCCCAACTAAAGGAATTGGGTGAAGGGAAGAATCGACAGGATATGTACCGCACGCAACAGGTTAGGTACCCCGTTAAATGAGCGATATGTCTTTGGTTTTTGGTGTCGATGTTGGCAATGTGATGGTGCAGACCACGTATAATCGCGGGTTTACGCCTGAGGAGATTGCCGAACGCGCACTGGATAAGATTGTGCATGTGGGTAGCAACGCGCACCCCGCTATCAGGGAACAGGCAGAAGCTTTCAAGGATAATATCCGTGCGGTGTTGGTGTATTACATGAATGAGGCCGTTCGGTCTCATAACGTTACTCTGGTTAGCAAGTTCCAGAAAGCAGGCTATCCCGAGCTGGTTAAAATTCTGGATACTTAAGGAGAACTACAATGGCAATTACGCAAGCTATGTGCTCTAGCTTCAAGGCTGAGCTTATGTTGGCCGTACACGATTTTCGTCCTGCCGGTCAGACCGGTGCCAGCACATTTAAGCTGGCGCTGTATACTTCGTCGGCTGCTATCGACGCCAATACTACGGCGTACACATCCTCTAACGAGGTGTCGACTTCCGGTACGAACTATACTGCCGGTGGCAACGCGCTGACTAATCTTGGTGTTACTACGGTTGATACCAGTTCTTCGGCGGGTACGGGGTATACGAACTTCAGCACCCTTACTTTTTCGAACGCGTCGTTCACGGCTCGTGGTGCGCTTATCTACAACACCACACCCAAGTCTAACAGCAACGCCAATACTACGCTGACGAACGCTGCGGTGTGTATTCTGGATTTTGGTGCGGACAAGACTGCCAGCAACGGCGACTTCTCTATTATTTTCCCGTCAGCCACTAATACAACGGCTATTATTAGGATTTCCTAATGGCTCTTGTAGTCGCAGATCGCGTACAACAGACGACGACTACTGCTGGTACTGGTACCGTTACTCTCTCGGGTAGCGTTACTGGTTACCAGTCGTTTTCGGCTATAGGTAATGGCAACACGACGTACTACACGCTCGTGGATGGTAGCAACTGGGAAGTTGGTATCGGTACCTATACTGCATCGGGCACTACGCTTTCGCGCGATACAGTGTATGCATCCAGTGCTGGCGGTACGACAAAGATTACTCTTAGCGGCGGTACTACTAACGTTTTCGTGACGTATCCGGCTGAAATAGCCACGATGTTGACTAACCCCACCCCCACCAATGGTGGTGTGGTTTACGGTACTGGTACTGCGATTGGCGTTAGCGCAGTTGGCACAGCTGGTCAGATTCTTCTGTCCGGTGGTGCTGGCGCACCGACTTGGTCTAATGGTGCTGTTTATACCAAAACATCTTTTACGGCCACAGCAGGGCAGACTTCTTTCTCGGTAACGTACACTGTCGGTTATTTGGATGTTTTCTATAACGGCTCCAAACTCTCGACATCGGAATACACCGCCACAACCGGAACAACGGTTGTGCTTGGAACGGCTTGCAACGCTGGCGATATTGTAGAAACGATCGCATGGGCAATCTGGAGCGTCACCAATACCAACATCGGCATCGGTACTGGCACGTCGCTGGCGCTTGGCGGAGCAACGATTGGTAGTAACACTTTCGCAGTAACAGGTAATGTTGCTATTAGTGGTAATGTTACTGCAACCGCATTCAATAGTTCAACGCTTGCTGTTCATACTCGCCAAGTATTCCTATCTGGATCGTCGGCTACCTACACAACCCCGGCTAATGTTCGCCAGATCGTCATTCGCGTTAAGGGTGCTGGCGGCGGTGGCTGTGGTGGCGGTGGGTCTGGTATTACAAGTGGTACTGATGGCGGCACTTCTAGTTTCAATAGCGTAGTCGCCAACGGCGGAACGGGCGCAATCTTCTCTTCAACAGGTATCGCCGGTCTTGGTGGTACAGGCGGCACCGGAACTGCTAGCTTCAGGCTTGCTGGCAACGCGGGCACCATGCCAGCTTCACTAGTGTGGACCTCAACTAATTGGTTGGTATTTGGCGGCACTGGCGGTGGCGCGGGCGGCGGAATTGGTAAAGGTGCTGCTAACGGTATTGCTGGGGTTGCTAATTCTGGCGGTGGCGGCGGGGGTGGTTCTGTTGGCAGTGCATCACAGGCTACCCTGTCTACTTATAGTTTCGGTGGTGGCGGTGGCGAAGGCGAGTATCTTGAACTTATCATCAATAGCCCGTCTGCGACATATACTTACACAGTCGGAAGTGGTGGCGCTGCCGGTGCTGGCGGTACTGGTGGATACAGCGGCGGCGGGGGTGGCTCTGGTGTCATTATCGTGGACGAGTACTACTGATGAGATACGCAATCATCGACCTTTCGACTAACCTTGTAGCCAATGTCGCGGAAATTGAACCCGGCGACGGCTCAACGCAGCCCGAAGGTACACTCAACTTCCAGTCCGACACTGCCGGAATTGGCGATAGTTGGGATGGTACGAGCATTGTTCCTAAACCTGCACCACCTCGTGAGGTAAGAGAATAAATAGAATGAATAATGGAAAACATTAAATGTCTATAAACCGAAATATGTCCATACTTGCTACGGGTGCCAGTTCTACTGGCATCATCATCGTCGATGAAATCTATTAGGGCTAACCCATGACCATCACCCGCAACTTCTCGATCCTTGTTAACCGCGCTGGAGACTAAATAGTGACTGCAAATCTCACCACCCGCCTTGGTCAGCTTGTTGATGTGCTGACGCCGGATACGACCAACACCCGCATCGGTGTGGCTAACGCTAGTCCTACGCGCACACTGGATGTCACCGGCACGGCGGCTATTTCGTCCACGTTGAATTTCGGCGGTTATGCTGCGGAAGGCACCGTCACGGCTGCGGCAACAACTGACCTAGGAACATCCACAGCCAACCGGCAGAGCGTCACCGGCAACACGACAATCACCAGCTTCGGCACGGGTGCAAACCTATACCGCATAATCCGGTTTACCGGCACTCCGCTGATTACCTATAACGCTACCAGCCTCATCACACCGACTGGTGCCAACATCCAAGCTTCGCCGGGAGATTACGCCACGCTTTCGTCGGATGCGTCGGGCAATTGGACGATTACCAGTTATCAGCCGTTTGGTGGCGTTAAATCCGCTAGCGTTGGCACCACCAATTTTGGAAGCGGGTCGGCTGCAACGCTTACATCCATTGCCTTGACGCCCGGCAAATGGCTTTTGAGCGGCACATTTGTTTCCAACTTTGGAGCGCTTTCCGTTTATCAAGTTGGCATCGGGCCAAATAACAATTCGTTGACGGGAACAACTATGGGCATTAGCCAAGTCCAACAGCCTGCCGGAACGAATGGTAGTGGGTCTGCATCAATTCCGCCGTTCCCCATTACCATCACGTCAAACACAACTTATTATTTAATCGCGCAAGTCACTGACTCGAATCCCGTTACTATTGGCGCGTCAATGACGGCCCAGCGCATCTATTAAAAGGTGGCGTTAAATGCGAAGATCGCGGCCATCCCGGTCAAGGCAATATTGGAACCTAAATAAATGACCATCATCCGCAACTTCTCGATTCTTGTTAACCGCACTGGAACCTAAACTATGACCGCGAACCTCACCACACGCCTCGGACAGCTTACGTCCAGTTCCTCGAAGACTGGAAGAACGGCGCTGAAGTCCTGAACCCTGACGGCACACCTGCCCCCTACGTCGCACCGGAGACACCATGAAAAAGACCCTGATCGTCCTAGCCCTTCTCGCCGCAACCCCGGCTGACGCCTCGCCGTCCCTTGCCATCTGCCACACGCCCT